GCGGTCATGTTCGATCACGCCCTCATGGCGCATTGTCTGCGCCGCGTTGCCCAAGATGTTGGCAATCGTTGCGGCCTGCGCGGAAGGCATGCCAGCCGCCTCTAGCGCGCCGCGAATCTGGCTGTTCTGTAGGCTGAACGAACTCACGCTCACCCTCCCTCTACGTCCAGGCGGTAGAACTCCACAGGGGCGGCGTTCTTGCGTGCGCCCAGCATCTCGACGGCCACGTGCCTGTCGGCTGACGCAATGTCATCCATCGTGCGCCCGGCCAGCATGGCTTTGGCAACGCCCGTGTCGTAGCCATAGCGCACGGTGAGAGCGGCCATGTCCAGGCGGGCGGCGTTGTCAACGGTGTCATACGAGAATCCCACGCCACGCGATCGAGGGGCGACGTTTGGGCGCGGGTGAGGGGCGTTGTTGTAGTAGGTGCGCAGGGACAACTCACATGCAGACGGCTGCGGCTTGTACAAAAGGCTCACGCCACGCGGGTGCTGCGCCGCCGCCTTCGGATCGTCGGAGTCGCTCGGATATGCCATGCAGCCGCTCTTGAAGCGGTACGTGGGGTACATCGGGTCGGCCTCGCCCGCCACCGAGAACGTGGCGACGGCCTGCGTTCCGTTCGGGTCGTCTGGCGGCGATATGGACAGGGAGCCAGGGGCATACCCGAATCCGGGATTGGTGATCCACACAGCGGACAGCGACCCGGACGAATCGACAGATGCCTGGAACGTCGCCCCAACGCCGCCGGTCGCCGTCACGACTGGGGGCAGCTTGTATCCCGTGCCGCGATTAGTCAGCACGACGGACTCTACAGAGCCGTCCCCAACGTCGACCGCCCCCTCGTCAAGAAGGAATGCACCGTGCGGCGTGGCGTACGCGCAGCGAAAGTCTCCGCTGGCGAGTCGCACGTGGGCAGCGCTGCGCACCTGCGTTGGGTACGACTCGATCCACCACGCCTTGCTTGCGATGCTGTAGCAAAGAGCCTTTGTGGCGTACCCGTCCTGCTCCTCCCGCGAGTCGTCACCCTTGAACGCCACAAAGGCGCGCAGCGTGCTGGCGGCGTGATCGACAACAACGAAGGGCCAGTCCGATTTGCTGAAGTCGATCCGGTCGTTGAAGATGTCGTCTATGGCGTCCGACAGTGGCTCAACGCCTCCTGACGGCGCCAGCGCATACACGCCGTACTGATCCATGACATAGCACACGCCATTGTGGATGTCCCAGCAGCGCTGGTTGAGCGCACCCCTGTAGGCGATCGGCGCAACCTGCGCATCGAGAACGGGCTGCTTGGAAAACGACAGGGAGTAGGCGTGCCGCGACTGCATTAGCAGGAGTGTCGGGCCAAACGGAATCAACGCCCGCAGGCTGTCCGCTTGGGCTGCATTCTGCTGGATGACAAGCTCGTTGGACTCCGGCACGCTCTCTGGCTCATCCACTTCAGAGAACAAGACGGTGTTCGGCTGGGCGCCTCCAGTGTCGACGCCGTACCAGAACCGGTCTTGGAACCTGACGACCACTGCCTTGTCTGACGGAGGCGGCGTGAACCGATTGGCGTTGATCTCGCCGTTCGGCAGCACGATCGGCATGGCGGCGTATCCGGCGCGGTCTGGGTCGCGCAACTCTTCGTCTGTCAGCGAGTCCACGAACGACGCCGCAGAGGTCGATGTGACTCGGTATAGCGTCGTGGCCTGATTGCTGCTGGTGCGCCACAACTCCACAAGTGCGGCGCGACCGGTGACGGCTGGCACGGACCATGTCATGCTCCGCGCGCCCTCTCCTGCGTCGACCTCTCGCACCGGACTCAGGCTGCTCGGGATCGGTCCCCCGCTGCCCTCTGGCGTGGCGTCAACGAATCGGGTGTAGCACTGATACTTTCCGCGCAAGTGCGGGCGAGCGACCACAAACGCCTCTGCGCCTCCGGAGACGGCCGTGACCGTCGGAGGGAGCCGGTAGCCGCCACCGCTGTTCTCAAGCTTGACGGAGGCGATCGCGCCTCCGGCGACTGTGCATGTCGCATACGCGCCAAAGCCGGTGTCGCTGGCGATCGAAATGGCCGGTGCGACGACGTATCCGCTGCCGCCAGACAGAATATCCAGCTTGGCGAGGGAATGGCCGCGAGACATCGTGTTCTTGGGGTTGCTGGCGGCGTACCCCTCGATGACGACCTGCGCCTCCTCGCCGTAGATCGAATCTATCGTGACCCTGATGTCTTCTGTTGCGCCATAGCCTGCCCCCCACATGTGTGGCTCTGCCGACTCAAGCTCGGTGGCGCCATACCACAGGCTGGCGCCGTTGCCGAGCGGCCCAGCGCACGTGTTGTACCACACTGCGCCATCCCAGCGCAGTCGCAGGACGGCGCCTGTACCAGCCGTCACGCCAGAAACCGTATAGGTGATGCTCTGCGTGAAGAACTCGGCCGGTGGGTTGCACGGGTCGATGGTGCCAAGCGCGCCGCGCTTGCGGACGTAGGCCGAGCCTGCCTCTACGGTGAACGTCCCGTTGCCGTCAATCGGAAGGTCGATATTGACGCAGTTGGTTGCCGCGAAGCGGGCGACATCGCCAGAAGGGCAGTTCAGCACTGGGTTCGTGCCAGCAGGCTGTTCGACAATCTCCCACTGCGTGATGCCGGTGTATGGGCTCCCGCGCTTCGGGTCCGGGTCTGCTGGTCCGGCGAGGGTGGCCTTGATGTTGGCGCCAGAACCGTGCGTGGCGCTTAGTGTCGCGGAGGGGGGCTCCGGGTAGCCCTTCCCGCCATCCTGCACGGCAATCTCGTACACGCCACCCTGGCTGAGGTACGCCAGAGTCTTGGCCTCGCGGCCTCCGTTGGCAACAGCGGCCGCACCGCCAGACAGCGTCACGACGGGCGGCTTGTTGTAGCACGCGCCCGGCTTGGAAACGTCAACCCGCGCCACGTAATACAGCGGCAGCGAGTTGAGAGCAATCGTTGGGGCGGCGACCGGCTTGTTCATGCCTGCGTCAACGGCCGCGCCAACGCCAGACCAGCGCGCGGGGCGAACGCCGCCGCCCTGCACGAGGATGACCTCGCCGTACCTGCCCTGCGCGGCGGTGATCGGCTTTGAGCCGTTGAATCGCGTCGTGACGGTCATGGCGGCACTGCCCTCTTCTAGTCAGACGAGGCGCCAGAGCGTCCGTCCCTGTATCGCATGGTGTAGGACGTAGCCACCTGTCCAAGTGGCGCAGACAAAGTCGGCTCTGATGGCGCTGGTAGCTCGGTGCCGCGATCAGGCGCGCCGTGAGCGGTAACTGCGCCGCTGTCGCTCATGCAGAGCAAGATCGGCAGGCCAGCAACATCGACGGACACGATGTCGGCGAGGCTCGATACGGGCGGGGACACAGAGACTGGCCTCATGCCCCCGCGCACGCGAAGTACGCCCGGAACATTCACGCCGACGTTGACTTGCTCGACGGCGGCGCCAATCGGAACGACAAACGGGCTGGCGTTGGTGACGAGCCCGCCCCACGAATCTGCTCGCATCGGTCAGCCCCCAGTGTCAGGACCGCTCGGCGAGTAGTACCCCAGTGCCTGCGGCGTTCCGAATGACACGGCGTCGATGTCCGGGTAGCGGCCAACGCCAGACCTGCGCCCAGACATCGGCGCAATCGTGTCTGCTTCAAACGCCATGCGCAGGTCGCGGTTGTAGACGGCGAGCGCGCCCTCCACGTTCTTCCCGGCCATCTTCGCCAGCCAGACCTCAGCGCCAGACAGCACGGCACTGAACATCGACGGCGACACATCGAGATAGTCGCTCACGACAGTCTTCGCGTCCTCTGGAGGCGTGCCGATAAGGCTGTTCGCCAGCCCGAGAATCTCCTCTGCCGTATACGGGTTGATGCCCGCCATTCCCTCAGGGTGCGTGGTCGCCGTTCCGTACCGCACGACAGCGCCGGGAGCGGTTTCGTCCGTGAGCGATCCGTCTCGGCATACGTCCTCGAAGCCCATGTACTTCAGGGGCTGTGGCAACCGCCGATACGTGATGTAGTACGTCTCGGTCGGGTCGATGGTGGCGCTGGTTCCAGCCACAAGAAGCTGCCAGCGGTCTGGCTTGGCCTCCGACTTCACTACCGTCCAGAACACCGGATGCCCTGACGCAACCATCCCGGACTCAAGCCTCCTGTACTCATTGGGCGTGACGTACACCGCACGGTTGGTGCGATCGGGGAGGATCAGGCCATCTACGTTCTTGACGTTGGCCGGGAGCAAGAAAGCCTTGTTGTCGCTCCCTCCGATAGCTGCCGGAAGAGTGGCTTCCGTCGAGAGCCAGTTCCAGTCGCGAGCGTGCATCACATCACGGTAGGCGTGATGGGCCGCAGCGCGCAGAAGCCGATGCTCCGAGTCCTGCGCCCCGCCGCCGACGGAGTTCATCAGGTACTCAATGATGTCTTGCGCTGCGTAGTACATGCCACCTCCATCCTGCCGTCAGGACTAGCCCTTCACGCTAATCCGGATGGAAGCCGTGCCTGCGTTCGTGACCGCCACGATGTACGGCGCAGCGAACGCCTCGTCAGGGATGGCGTACGCCCGACTCGCCACAATAGCCGTTGTCACGGCACCGCTGCTGTTGTGGAGCGGCTGCGGGGTGGCTTCTGGGTTGAAGGCAACGTGCCACGCCAGCGTCGTGGCGCCGCCAGCCACCGAGTCCACGATGAAGACGCCGCCACCGGCCGCTCCGAAAGGAACCTTTGGGCTGGTGCTGGCAGATGCCGTGACCGTGATCTGACTGGTGACGGAGTTCAGCCGCTCGATCTTATTGGACATTACTTCTTCCTTTTCCAGTGGGGAACGATGCGGTCCTTCACCTTTTCGACCGCTTCCCCACGCTTGAGCTTGGGGTTTGCCTTCATCTCCTCGCGAACATGCTCGCGGAGGATGCGGGGGTTGATGTCGACTTCCTTCGGCGGCCCCTTCTGCGGAGGCACGTAGTCGACAATGCCGTGAACCTCGAGGTCGCGCTTCTTGGCGACACGCAGAACATCACCGGCCGAGTCGACCCACGCTTCCGGGTCGAGGTGCGCCCGCTTGTCGGCAAGCCCGCCCATGTAGAAGCGGCCGGAGGTGTTGATGCCAGCCGCCTGCGCCTGCTGGACGAGCAGGGCCGCCTGCTTCTTGGGCATCCCGTTCAGCCACTCGCCAGCGTATCGGCCCTGCATGAACGCCCGGTCGGTGCCGCGAGTTCCAGGCGGCGCGCGCAGAGCGCACATCTCGGCAAAGCGGGGGTTCTGGCCGTCCTGCACCATGCGGACGTAGTGCGACCGCACCTCCGAAGAGGCTCTGGCGATGTCCGGCGGAAGCTCGATCGTGTCGCTCATGGCACCCATAGGTTTGTGTCCCGTCAGCCCTGCATTTCTGGCGGCACCTGCGGAACGTCGGTCGGTGGTGCATCTGGCGGCGGTCCAGCCTCAGGAGGCACCCCACCCGCCCCCTCCGCACCAGCAGGCGGTCCCGGAGGCGTCCCTTCCGGCGGCTGCGGCGCAGGAGGGGGCGGGATCAGATACGGCTTGGCGTCAATATCGAGGCTGTCGGCCCAGTCGGTAATGAGCGCGTTGAGCGGGTCCACAACGCCCATCGGCACCAGCCCTTGCAGAATCGGACCCAGCGTCTGGAGGGCCGCCTGCATCTGCTCGACGCGGGTTGCCTTGTTGGGCTTCCTGGCAGACCCCGCCTCGATCCGGTACTCGAACTCTCGTGCCAGGATCGCCGGGTCCAGCGGCTTGACATGCTGCGCCCATGCCGCAGCGCCAAGCGGGCCGATGATCGGCTCCACATCCGTCGGCTCCAAGAGCCAGCGGGCCGCAAACGCCTCCCTGCGAGCCAGCAGGCTCATGGCGTCTTCGAGCCGGTTTGCCATGTCGTCCGGCCTGACGCTCAGTTGCTCGGCCTTCACGGTCGCCTCTGTGGCGCTCCGTATCTGGCTGGAGGTCATGGCGTAGGCGAGTTCGGTGAGTCCGACACGCTTGTCGAACATCGCCGTCACAGCCTCCAGAATCTTCCACAACTCCGGCGACACCTCCGGAAGCTGGAACACCGAGATGAGGTCGTTCACGCTGCGGCCAAGAGTCTCGCTGATCTCCACGACCTTGAAGCCCTTCTCGGACCCAGACAGGATTTGATCCTTGATGTCTTGGTCGGCGGCCTTGCTCACGCCAAGCAGCGTCTCGCAACTCACGGCCACGCGCTGGGCGATGAACGACAGCGCAAAGTTGATGAACCGAAGCTCGCCGATGCCCGGCTTGATGTGCGAAATCGGCCAGATGTATCCCGGCTTGCGGTGGAAGTCGAGCGGCACGAACGGCCAGCCATTGGCCTCTGTCCAGAACGGGATCGGCCACTGCACCGAGCGGAACAGGTCTGGCGGAACGCCAGCCGACTCGTCGACCGGAGCCTCTAACATCGACGGCGGCATGTTGAGCGGGAAGTCCACGCCCTCGCACACCACGACGTAGCAGTTCTCGCCAAGCCCGTCGAAGGCGCCGACAAGGTCTTTCGGCATGTCCTTCAGCCGGTCGCCAAGCCCCGTCTTGCTCCAGACCTTCCAGTACGTGACAAGCTCGTTGCTCTTGCCAACGCGGCGGCCCTTGTACTGGGCGTCATCGTCGCCGAACACCTGATGGTCGGCGTCGGCGTCGATTGGCTTGACGCCCTCCAAGTGGCCCTTGAGTTGGTCGCGGTCCAAGCCGTACTGGCGAGCCACAACGTCGATCGGGTGCGTGCAGCGCCGGGCGCACCACGTGATGTCCTCGATCTCGGTGGCGTCCGGGTCCATCGTGAAGTTGTCGACGCTGTCGGCAAACGACCCCACGAGAGCCATGTTGGTGCCGGGAAGCTGGACAAGCTCCGTCCACCACACGCCCATGCCCTTGATGATCGCCTCGTCCACGACCCGGCGGCTGTGCGTCTTGAGGTCAAGCTCGTTCGGCGTGTAGTTGAGGTATCGCTCCATCAACAGCGCCGCAACTTTCCTCACCTCCGACAGTTGCATCGTCTGCTGCGCGGCCTGCTGGTACGCCATCATGCTGGCGTCGTCCATCACGCCTACAACCTCCGGCGTCACAAACGGGTACCTCGCGGGCGTCACGTTCCGAACCGGATTGCGGTGGTAGATCACGCTGCCGAACAGCT